ACTTTGCGCGATGCCCCATCATCTCTCACATCCTCGTCATAAAGAACGCAAATCCCAAAAGCCCGAGCATAACGAAACACAGCTCAATTGCCTGTGATAAGTTTGGTCCGATCTCAATCATTTTGCTTCTCCCCAATTAATCTGACCGCGCATTGTTTTTTCAACCGCTCGCTTCTTGCGCCATATTTCCTGTTCAGTCTGCGAACGAACATAAGTGACTTTCACCATGCAATTGGCATCGTTGACAGGTTTGAATCGTTTGCCTCGTGTCATTCTTCTAAGTTCAAAATCATTGATGGTCATCACTTATCTTTCCCCTTTGGCTCTTTCCAATCCATTTGCACGGCAAGACGCCCATTGCGCGGGACAAAACACGATTGAATTTCGCGATTAATTGCTTTTGGTGGATTAAAATTCATAACCGTGTTGTCCAAAAAATTGCTGAGATATGAATCGTTCCATATCGACCAATGCCAAAGAGGTCGACCTTTATATTGATTTGAAAGCCGCTTAAATATCTTTTGCCCTTTGTCAGGGACATCGACGATTTTTGTTTTGTAAACAATTTTAGTCATGGCAACAAAACCCCATCAAACAAACGATTTTGCATGTCTTCCATCATTCTCACCGCTACTATCTCTTTGGTTCGTGAAAACGACTGAAGCAGCGCAGTTTTATAACCCATGCTGATCTCAACGTAGGCATCACGCGCGATGTCATACTCGACCAGCGCCACGGGCTTCACCGGCATGATCGGCGCAACGCGCAACACCGCCGGTGCAGCAACGAGGCTCGCAAGCCCTTGAATGAATCCTCGGCGGTTGATGATCATTTATTGGCCTTCTGAAACAACAATTGGGAACAACAACGATGAATAATTGATCGGCGGCAAATTGTGTCGTTCTTTTAATGCTTGAAGCCCCGGCAACAAAAGTTCCCGGATTGCGGCAAGATTAATACCGCCAACGCGTTGTGCAATCACGAGAACCTCTTCCGGCGGCATAACTTTGACAGGCATAATTGTCGTCACACGGATGACTGTTGGCGCGGCAACAAGACTTGCAAGCCCTTGAATGAACCCTCGACGATTTATCATTTTGATGGCTCCGGTAATGGTAATATTTCAATTGTAATTCTCATCTGACCCAACAATTCACGCTGATGGTTCCCTTCAGCATCTTTATAATATTTCCATCTTTGCAAAATGTTTGATTTTTCTGGGCTCATGCTGATGTTGCATAAAATAAACCACATATTATCATCAATGGTCATTTCGGCGGCTCCGTTAGTTCTTTCCACATGGGAATGCCGCCAATAACCTTGGATGAAAACGGTTTCTTCAATACAAACGAATTTCTTTCTTTGTCCCATTTCGCTTCACTTTCTTCGTCAGCGATCCGGACTAAAAATGAGCGGTCTTTGGGAGCATTTCTGATGTCTCCTGCCGCTGAATATAAAGGTTGCCATTCAGTCACAGCCCTTCTCCTTGTTGCGTTTCCAAATCATTTCGGCGGCTCCGGTAATGGCGTCCAGCCGGTAGGATCGTCGTTTTCAAGCGAGCAACAATCACAACCATGAATAGGCAGTTTTACGACGTTCCATTTATGGTCCTTATACCACTCGTCGTATTCATACCATCCTTCTATGGCCTTGTTTTCAACGAGCAAAAGAATGTGTGTTCCGTCTTTTGGCGCAGTTTCAATTGGTTGCCATTCTGTCATAGCCCTTCTCCTTCTTCGCAGTCGATCTCGATTTTGACGCATGCAAGACGGTCATATTTGCGAGCAATCTTATCGGCTTTTTCTTTTGTTTCATGCTCAACAACATTGTCGGGGTAAACATTCACCCAAAGCGTCCGTTTGATGCGCGGTTTGACTTCAACGAGATCGAGCGGGGACTGATCCTCGAAAGCGAGATACTTCCCACTTTTCGTCCACTGCTGGATTTCCCATTTGCCATCTTTGAAAACGGCTCCGTGAACCGGGTAATTCCCGCCGCCATTCGTATTATATACGAGCGCTGGATAACCTTCTTCGCGGGTGCGGTATTGCTTGGTAATATCAATTTCTTTTTCCATTTCAATTCTCCTTATTTTTGAAAGTTGCCAATCAGTCATACATTTATTCCCTTTGAAAACAGATGATATTCCCCTTCAAAATCATCAGGCTCTGCATCACGAATTATGTATGACGATTTAATATCATCATTACATTTTGCCCAGTGATCTTTAGCATCCCTATTGCTTAACAAGCATTTCCTAAAATTCCCTTGTGTCGTCGTGTATTCAACAACGAGCCAATCCGGCTGAGGAACTTGTTTAATTGTTTGTGGTTCAATGCCGCCACTCATGTCCGCATCACCCTTTCAAAAAGTTGTTCCAAACAAGATCATTGAAATAATCTCTAGCAAGAATGTCCATAAGATAAAAAACACAATGATGGCTGCTGGAAATATAAATCCAATCAACATTATCGTGCTGAACACAGCAAATGGCTTATCCACGCCGGGTTGGTTTAAGAAGTACCGATAAATAGATTTCATAACCGCAAGCACTCCGCCATAACCCGGTCTTGGTCCTACATTCATGGCCGCACCATAATGCGGATTTTTTTGATCGGTCATTGTGGTGTGTCCTCGTTTGGATTTGATGCGATAATCGTATAAAACCGCATCGCGGCATCGGCGCGGCCCTCCGGCGTCATCTGTGACAGCAAGTGCGCCACAAACGCTGATGTAATGTGCAGAACGGTTCCAACAGTCAAGCCGTTCATAGCCTTCGCCATCGTGTCATAGGCCTTGATGTGCTTCTCTTGTGCCTTCTTCTTCATATGCTCGTTTAGATCAATCGTTGTCATGATGCTCTCCTGTATCTGATGATTTTGTCTTTGCGCCGAGGATGAACGCTCTCCTCGACAATCACTGCGCCTTTGCTCACCAACTTATCGAGAGCGCGCTCAATCTCTTCTTTACTCACAGGGCGCAGGCGGTTGATGAGAACGCCTAGCGTTTTGCCTTCTTTGTCCTTCAAGAGGTTGTCGATCTTGGAGAACAGAGACTTCTCTGGCGAATCTTTCGCGCGATCGTTGCCGATCACAAGGTTCGCTTTTGTGTCCACGTCGTTCTTGACCAGCGCATAGGCCCAGCGAACGTGCTCGACGGTGCGCAGGCCCGACGGCGTGGCAATGATAAATGAGATCTTGCCAACAAGTTCCTTGGCGCGCAGGTAGAGCGCCTCGAGGCCGGTCTTCTCGGAATGATCCTCGGCGAGGTTTTGGAAGGCTTTGTTTGCGCTTCGCAACATTTCAGCCGCGTCATCGGTCGTCGGTATGGCAATTTTTTCGCCATAATTCTCGATGCGGCCCTCGATGAGATTGAACGAGCCACCGGTCGCAAGTTCCTTGATGGTGTTTTCCATCTCCTCGCTCATCACGCGCTTTGAAAAATATTCTTTTTCAGGCGGCGTGGAGTTTTGCTCGATAAACAACATCGATCGACCGATGAAGCCGTTGGTCGCATTCTCGAAGTTTACAGATCCGTCGAAGTTGACGTTTGTCGTAAAGCCGAGGATCGACAGGAACGGAGCCTTGATGCCAGTCTGGATATGCGCCAGACCAAGTTCGAGAGACGCCTTGCGATCGGTCAGGAAGTTGTTATTGCCCTCCTCGAGCTGGCGCTCGATCTGGTTGATCTCGGCGATCAGCTGCTTGCGGATCTCTTTGCGCACGTCCCCGGACACAAGCAGCGTCCCGTTTGCTTTGGAATAGATCGACATCACCACGCCGAGGATGCCCTCGAGATAGGCCGCAGTGCCCTTTGTTTTGGCGTTGTTGATCTTTTGGAGAAGGAACCCGACCTCGTCGATCAGGTAGAATGTCGGCTGATGCTCGACCAAGTTGCGGACCATTTCCTGCTCGGACTTGATCGCGCCGTACGCCGCGCGCTGATACCCAACAAGGGACAGGATTTTGATCGACGCCTCGAGGACACTGTCCTTGCCGGTGCCTGACGCCGCAACGCAGAAGCCGATCAGATTTGACGTCGTCTCGGCCAGCGGGTCGCGGTATTTCAGGCCGATGATATTGCCCATGGACACGATCGCCGCGCCCATCGATATGATCTCGCGCTTGTAGCGGACTTGGTCCTCGATCCACTGCGCCATCTCGCCGACAAAGCCCGGCGGACGCGTGATATCAATTCCAGAAATGTCTAAGTCAGTTGTTTCCGGAACGATGAACTCCTCTAGTGATTCGTTTGGCTTGAACGTGACCGGCTGCTCCCAGCCCGCTTGCTGGGCGTAATAGACCAAAGTGCCAAGTGTGACAGGGTTGGCCGACTTTCCAAAGCTGTGCCAGCGCTTGGCAAGCGCGTCACGCCCGGGGTACTTTGCGCCCTTGGATGACCAATTATCCCAAACGTCAAAGCCCGTGCCGCCGGTTGCGTGATGGGCCGCCATGCCGCAGCGCACCCACGTCTCGTGGTCGATGTCCGGGTTGATATAGCTCAACATGTCGGCGATCTCTTCGTGCGACACGTCGATCGTCGAGCCGCCGAGATCCGCGCGGTGACGCTCCGGCTTGCGAAGGGCTTCAAGGAGACCCTGAGGGGCCGCCTCGATATCATCAGGCGAACCGTACAGTATGTTGTACCTGTTGCCGGATGCATGCAGCGACCCGGGGCCGACAACGAAGCCGGATGATTTGAAGTCAATGCCCGGATATTGCGGCAAGTGGGTGACGAGCGCGAGGCCTTCGGGGATCAAGAAGTAAAGATGCTTTGACCCGCCACCGGAGCCTGTCTCGATGATCAGGCCTGCGGACGCGATTTCTGAATAATCCTCGACAAGGCGCGCGTATGATTCGACACCGCCGTTGCGTGAGTCTACGTCAATCACCAACATTTTGTGGACTAAAACGCCGTAGCCCGTGGCAAAGTTGCCAAGTTCTTCCTGCACCTCGAGCTGGTCTTCCGACCACTCGGGTGTGTACGTCCAATTGCTAGTGAGTGGGTGCTTACCGGCTGCCTTGCAGTCTTTGTGGCCACAACCGCAGCTGCCGTCTCGGCGAACCGGGTGAAGTCCAAAAACGCGATGACCGGCCTCCCAAAATTTCCGGTGCATCATTGATTAATCTTTCGGGCGAAACAGGTATTCTACCAACTTTTCAACGGTTTGCAGGGTCGGATTCGTGTTCTTTCCAGCCGCAATCGCGCGAATTGTGTTCTCATGCAGCCCCGTTTGGGTTGCAACCTTGGCTAAATTTCGATCGGAAAGAGCGCGTTTTATGCGCTCGAGGGTGTCTGTATCCATTTCAATAGGCCTTATTCCACATTGAGGTGTTGACATTCCCACACCAAAACCCTTATTGTCAACCCCGTCGAAGTAGAGGAGTGTGCCAATGGGCATTTTAGATAGTATATCGAAGCCGGTTGATCGTCCGGTAATTGTAACGATCTGCGGCGACAGCGGTATGGGTAAGACCACACTGGCTGCCGCGTTCCCCAAACCCATCGTGATTCGTGCTGAAGATGGCCTCCAAGCCATTCCTTCCAGCATGCGCCCCGATGCATTTCCCGTTTTGGGAACGCCCGAAGACCTTTGGGAGCAGCTCAAGGGACTGATCAACGAGCCTCACGACTATCAGACGCTCGTTGTGGACAGCGTGACGGCGCTTGAGCGCATGTTCACGCAGTATGTGGTCGACACCGACCCGAAGAAACCGAGGGGCATTCAGCAGGCTCTGGGGGGCTACGGCGCAGGCCGTGACGCCGTCCTTGGCATGCATCAGCGCCTTCGGAAAGCGGCTGGCATTCTTGCCGACAAGCGGGGCATGAACACCGTGTTCATCGCTCACGTTGAGATTGGCATGGAAAACCCGCCAGATGACGATTCGTTCTCAAAGTACGGATTGCGCTTGCATGCCAAAAGCATGCCTCCCTATGTCGATGATGTCGACGTCGTTGGGTTCTTGAAGCTTGAGACTTTCACCACCGGTGAGGGCGAACGGAAGAAGGCGATCTCGGACGGCACTCGCGTCTTGATCACTTACGCGACCGCAGCCAACGTCTCAAAAAACCGTTTTGGCATCAATGAGCCAATTCCGGTTTTGCCGGGGGTTAATCCTCTGGCTGATTTCATCCCCGCGTTGAAGCAACATCATGCCAAAAAGGAGAAGGCTCATGGCTGATTTCTGGGAACTTTCAGACGGCGATGACGTCGCCAAAACAGGCAATAAATTTGAAACAGGTGGCGGCAACCTTGACCCGATCCCAGATAAAACGGATTGCGTCGCCGTCATCGATGAAGCGAAAATTGAAAACAATCAAAACGGATTGAAATATATCTCGTTGCGTTGGTCGGTTGTCGCGCCTGCGGACTACAAGAACCGCAAGGTGTTTCAAAAGCTCTGGGTCTACGATGAAGACCCGCAAGCGAAGAACCCTGTCCAAAAGAAGGACAAGGCCAAGAAAATGTTGTTTGCGATCGACGCGAACGCAGGCGGAAAGCTCAAGGCGTCAGGACGGGCACCAAACAGCGATCTTCTGCAGTCGACGATTACAAACAAGCCTATGCAGATCAAAGTCATGCTGATGAAGCGTGATGACGGCACGGGTATGAATTGGATCTCGTCTGTGGCTCCTCGTGCCGGTGGCGCGGGGGCGATGGCTGCGGCAGCCGCTCCCAAGGTTGCTGCGGTAACTAGTGAGGAAGATGATGGAGATAATATTCCATTTTAAGGGGCATTGACCTCACTAGAAATCCCCCTTAGAATTGATACGGTGTCTTTTCTAAGGGGGTATTCATGACAGAAGAAATTTGGAAATTCGTTCCGTCTTTTCCTGATATTCAAGCATCTAATTTTGGGAGAATTAAATTGCCTGAAAGTCAATCAAAAATGCCAAATGGTGGCACAAGAGTTTATAAAACTAAACCAGTGTTAGGGACGAAAAGGAAAGCTGCTAAAACGGCACTTCGAGAATATTATGGAATTACAAGTTCAAAACATGGAAATTTAAAAGTTCATAGACTTGTTTGCGAAGCTTTTCATGGAGTTCCCAATTCTCCTAATTTGTTTGTTCTTCATATTGATGAAAATGCTTTAAATAATAAAGCTGATAATTTGAAATGGGGTACTCAAAAAGAAAATTTAAATGCACCAAAATTTATTGAATACTGCAAATCGCGAACTGGCGAAAAAAATCCTTTTTTAAAAGGCAAAAAAAAATAATGGAACAACGTAGTGAAGAATGGTTTAACGCCCGCAA